TTGATAGAGACTCTAAGATTTTATTCTATAGAATCAAGGATATCTCGAGCTCGCTGGTTCGATCTGACCCGACTTCACTTTTAACGAGGTGAAACCTCGGCTATGATTCCCCCCCTAAGCGTGTTTTGCTCTATAAAGGACGACCTATTGCAATAGGGTTCCCTACGAGAAATCGTTGTTGGCTATCCGACACCGATATCCCCTTTACACATAAAGGGGTGAAACATCCATTGTACTTGACTAAGTAATTCTCGGCAATCTAGTCAGTGCGTCGCACTGTTAATTTTGTCCGCTTACAACTCCCTTTAACGGGAGCAGGCACGAGTGCCCGTCTATTGTAAAGATAGTAAGATACTTAGGATAACCAGAGGTTTCCCACTGGTGAATTCAGTTGTCCTTGGCTTGAGCGTACCGAAAGGTATTGACCGACCCACAGGGACCTTACGTGAAAATACTGAGCTAACCTCACTAGGAGATTATTCTGGCACTATCCGACGAAAGATATCTATGAGATGATCTAACGGTCTCTCACAATAGTAAGAGTCTTACGGAAACTGGTACCAGAGGATGACAATTGGAGGATCCCACACTGTGGGTGAAACCGTTGTAGAGCTTTCGGCTCTTTTCACGGCTTGTCCACCATTTGTCGAGGTTAACGCGATAATTGGAAAGGAAAGTCTCCGATACCTTATTACTATTTCACATTTCTATGAATTTAATAACTCAGTACCGGTCCTTCACATCATCGTGTGCCCTTCATCAAGAAGCGGAATACCTGATCAACGGATCGCCTACTACGCGTACGCAAGTACTGGCCATGCATCCGACGGAGAGATCTGTCGCCCACTGGTCAGTGCTAGTTGACTGGGATCTCCAGAGAACACGTAACTATGTTATCGTGGACCCTCTGGACCCTAGTGGACTACTGTATCTAAACCATGCAGAATACTTGGCTCAGTCCAAGGTGTGCGCCTCGAACGATTTGATGCTGATCGTGGTAGCCCGGCCTGGTGTTCGTGGACCCGTTCCTCTTGATCCTTCCCACTCTTCTCAAAATTCCCCCATAAAGGGAGTTTTAGGAGACAAGTGGACACGATCTGATCGTGCTTCGTGGAAACTCTTTCTTGATTTGCGTAAGCAAGTCTCGAATATAGTGTCCCGTAAGAAAGGTTCGAAGATGGTCTCCGAGTCCAGTGATACCATTGCTCGGACAGTGTTTATGTGGGTAACACAGTTACTCCATTACGCTGAAGTGAAGAACCCTGGGATCTACCTTCGGTATTTCATACCTCTGGTGAATCACCTAAAAGTCATCCTTGCACAAAATGGGCAAGCGGCAGCCATTACTCATCTTAAAGTAACCCTGTTCGCACTGTACTCATTTGTCTCAGGAAATCCGCTCAAGTCTACTACTGTGCTAGGCTATGGTGTAAGACTAGCAAATGGTCTTCCTAGAGTCTGGGGTAGAGAACTTCGTGATTTTATACGGCACGACAACCTTGTCGTGATTCGCCTAATGGCATCCGTATTGAACCTCTATCGGGCTATGGATGCGAAGCATCCTGAGCCTGACTTTGGAACGATCACCAAGCCTCATCCTATTCTCGAAGGAACCCCTTTGTTCGTCAAATACCAAAAGTTTTGTCGGGAAGTCTTCCCAACATTACTCGCTAAAGAAACTAAACTCGGTCCTAAAGGACTAAAGTTCAATTACTCTAGTGGCTTAGGCCTCCTAGTAAGGACAGCAGGAGCAAACATTTCGGGTCCCTCTATGGGTTCAATCGTGCTCGATGCGAAAGCATGGGCACGACAGCCTGAAAACCATGTTTTAACATGGTTCCAGCTCCATAAGGACCTACAAATGGAAAGACTTATGTCAACTTGTGCCCTTGAGGCGCACTTTAGTGCACTTCCTGGACCACAAGATTGGCAATTAGGTCTTCCATTTATGGCAACTCGTATTCCGAAAGGAACGCTTGGTGACGAAATGAATGTTCCGCTTCCTCAATTAGGAAGGTTACACACAATAGAGGAGGCGGCAGGTAAAGTCCGTATAGTCGCGATTGCCGATTACTTTACCCAGGTTGCAATGAAGCCAGTCCACGACCACCTTTTCAAATTGTTGGGAAAGATCCCGTCTAACGACGCGACCTTTGACCAACAAGGTGTAGTGGACAACTACTTCAAGCAGGGCTTAGCCCCGCATTGGAGTTTTGACCTCAAAGCAGCGACAGACACCATACCCCTTGCCCTCTATAAAGAGGCTCTAACCCCCCTTCTGCAAGCAGATGGGGAAACGTTAGATGCTGCAAGGAGTCGTGTTGATCTGTGGGCAAAGATCCTGACGGATCGCGATTGGAAGTTACCCGACTCTCATCAGTTTATCCGGTATAACACCGGACAACCGATGGGGGCTCTTTCTTCA